CAGAGGGAAGGGTCAAAAGCTAAACTATAGGAAACTATCATGGCTCTTACTACTTCTACTTATCCCGCTATGGGCGGGGCTGTTGACAATACTTCAGCAGCAACTTTTATCCCAGAAATTTGGTCTGACGAGGTAATTGCTGCCTATCAGAAGAACCTTGTTCTGGCTAACCTTGTTACCAAGATGTCTATGTCTGGCAAGAAGGGTGACACTCTGCATATCCCGAAACCTGTTCGTGGCCAGGCTAACGCCAAGTCCGCTAACACCGCTGTTACCTTGCAGCAGGATACTGAGAGCGAAGTAGCTATCACTATTGACAAGCACTTCGAGTACACTCGTCTTATCGAAGACATCACTGACGTTCAGGCTCTGGCCTCACTGCGTAGCTTCTACACTGGTGATGCTGGTTACGCTCTGGCAAAGCAGGTTGACGATGATCTGTTTGCTCTGGGCAAGTCTCTGGGCGATGGTGACGGCTCTGACTGGACTCACAGTGCAGTATACTACCCGGATGCCTCTACTGGTCTGACAGCCTATGCTGTTGACACTGTAGCTGCGGCTGATGTGTTCACTGATGTTATCTTCCGTGATCTCATCCAGTTGGCTGACGATGCTGACGTTCCTATGGACGGTCGTGTGTTCGTTATCCCGCCGAGCCTCCGCAATGCCATCATGGGCATTGACCGCTATGTGTCTTCTGACTTCGTAGATGGTCGTGGTGTCGCTAACGGTCTGATTGGTAACCTGTACGGCATTGACGTATACGTTACTTCTAACTGTCCGACCATTGAGACTGCTGCTGAAAACTCTGCTGGTGGTGCTGTTAAAGCCTCCATGCTGGTTCACAAGGACACTATGGTTCTTGTTGAGCAGATGGGTGTTCGTTCTCAGACTCAGTACAAGCAGGAATACCTTGCTAACATGTACACTGCCGATACTCTGTACGGTACTGGTGTACTGCGTGCTGACTCTGGTTTCGTACTGGCTGTCAACGCCTAAGCAATAAAGAGTAAGACGGGGGTGTAAAAGCCCCCGCATCTTTTAAATTTATGCCAATACACAAAACAATTAAAGGCTGGAAGATAGATAATGTTCCCGGCTACTCTAAAACAAAGAAAGAAGCCGAACAACGATTAAAGGCTGTGAAAGCATCACAGTCAAGAAGGGGCAGGACTAAATGACCGACTATACTAAAACAACGAATTTTGCTACAAAAGACTCGCTGCCCTCTGGTAATCCTGCTAAGATTGTCAAAGGCACAGAGATCAATGCTGAGTTTGACAACATAGCAACCGCTATTGCTACCAAGTCAAACAAAGCCTCTCCTACTTTTACAGGTACTCTTACAGCAGTTGATGCTACTCTTTCTGGTAATCTGACTGTTGCGGGTAACGCAACAATATCAGGCAACCTGACTTTTGGTGATGCAGCTACAGACACAATTAATCTAGCTGCCGATGTTGCCTCAAACATACTGCCCTCTGCTGACAACACCTACGACATCGGTGCTACTGGCGCAGAGTGGAAAGACATCTACATTAACGGTGTCGCTTATGTTGATTCTATTGACTTGGCTGGTACTGCTATTACAGCAACAGCCGCTGAACTGAACACCCTTGACGGTATCACAGCTACCGTATCAGAACTGAATACACTAGATGGCATCACTGCTACTGTCACCGAACTGAACTACACTGACGGCGTTACCAGTGCTATTCAGACACAGCTAGATAACAAACAGCCTCTTGATGCTGACCTGACAGCCATTGCTGCTCTTGTTAATACTGACGGCAACATTATCGTAGGCAATGGTTCTACATGGGTAGCTGAGTCAGGAGCGACTGCTAGAGCCTCTCTGGGACTTACCATAGGCACAGACGTACAAGCCTACAGTGCTGTACTAGATGCTACTACTGCTTCCTTTACCACAGCAGACGAGACCAAGCTGGACGGCATTGAAGCCCTCGCAGACGTTACAGACACAACTAACGTCACTGCTGCTGGTGCGTTGATGGACAGCGAATTAACAAACATCACAGCCGTTAAAGCATTAGATCAGGGCGTAGCCACAACTGACAGTCCTTCTTTTGCTGGAGCAACATTAACTACAGCAGACATCAACGGTGGCACCATTGACGGCACTACCATTGGCGGTACAACCCCGGCTGCTGGTACTTTCACTGCTG